TGTTTGTACCTGTTGTATTCACCGCCAGTGCATTAGAGCCTACTGCGACATTGAAACTCGCTGTTGTGTTTGCTGCTAAAGCACTTTTACCCAAGGCAGCATTATGAGCACCTGTAGTGTTTGCTACTAAAGCACTCTTACCCACTGCCGTGTTGAAAGATGCGGTTGTATTAGCATATAAAGCACTTTCGCCCACGGCTGTGTTGTCACTTCCTGTGGTATTTAAACCTAAAGCATCTTGACCAAGGGCGGCATTTAATGTCCCTGTGGTATTTGTAGTTAAAGCAGTCTTACCAACTGCGGCATTACCTGCACCTGTAGTGTTTGCTACTAAAGCGTTCATGCCAACTGCTGTGTTGTTACTTGCAGTTGTATTAGCGGTTAAAGCACTTTTACCAACGGCAGCATTATTAGCTCCTGTTGTATTTGCTGCCAAAGCTGCTGCACCAACGGCAGTATTATCATCTGCTGTTGTGTTTGTTCCTAAAGCACTTTGACCAATAGCAACATTGCGATCACCAGTTGTATTAGCATCAAGAGAATAAGAACCTACTGCTACATTCTGAATACCTGTATCAATTAATTTTCCAGAATTAAAGCCGATGGTGACATTTTTCTCACCCGTAGTTATTGCGGCTCCAGCAGAATAACCAACTGCGGTGTTGTTATCACCAGTGGTAATCGCAGTACCTGCTTCATCGCCTACGACAGTATTATAATTACCACCGCTTGCAATGCTGTTACCTGCGTTGACACCTGCGCGGAAGTTAGAGGTTCCTGCGGTTAAGGTTTTAAAATCGTCGCCTATAGAGATCGAAAGGTCTGTGCCGCCAGTGACATTGCCTGCAACCAACACCTCAGCCAGCGTATCGGTAACACCGGGATCAACCCCCGCCATCGCGTCAACGACTGCTGCGCCACTGCCAGCGCCGTCAAGGTAAACCACTGCCGTCTTGCCCGTGGCAATCGTGACGTTCGCGCCTGATCCTTGAGAGATAGCAATTGACTGAGAACCAGAGGTTGCGTTCTCGATGAACATGACTCGGCTTACAGTATTAGGCGCAATCGTACAAGTTCTCGTCGCAGTCAAATTTCCAGCAGACGTAATCTTAAAGTACATTGCTCGAGCAGGATCTGAAGATCCATCCGCAACGGTAGTTGTTGCGTCTGCATCTGAGCTAAATACTTGTTGAGTCCCGTAGCCTAATGCTTCGCCAATCAATTCAAGGTTAGTGTTTGTGGAAGTTCCCCACGTTCCCGATTCGTCGCCTGTGGAGATTTCTTTTAATCGAAGGTCATTTACATACGTTGCCATTTTATGCTACCTCTTGCCAATTTGGTGTTTGGCTATCGTCAATATTTTGCCAGTTTGGTGATTGACTTTCATCAATCGCTTGCCAATTTGCATCTTGTCCAGGAATGATAATGCCCCAGACTAAAACTTGTCCCGCTTGACCTTGAGCACTAACTCCAGAAGGTTCAACAACGACATTACCAATAAAGCTAACAGTCCCGACCGCACCTGTCGCAGAAACGCCCGTAACTGGGAAGATATTGCTCGTTTGCGTGGTAACAGTTCCAACAGATCCTGTGGCCGCAATTCCTGTTGGCGCGACCAATGCATCTGCTTCGATTGTAACGCTTCCAACGGATCCTGTTCCACTAGATCCCGTTGCATCAACTGTAGCATCTGCGCTAACCGTAGCCGTGCCAACTGAGCCTGTCGCTGAAACGCCTGTTGGAGTAACAATCGCGTCGATTGCAACTGTAACTGTTCCAACTGCTCCTGTTCCGGCAACGCCCGATACAGAGACAATTGCATCAGCCGATACCGTAGCCGTGCCAACCGATCCGGTGGCAGAAACACCTGTAACAGTTGTAATTGAATCTGCTGTAACAGTGACACTTCCGACCGCTCCGGTCGCAGAAACACCTGTAACTGCCACATTTGCGTCAGCCGATACCGTAACCGACCCAACAGACCCTGTTGCGGAAACGCCAGTGACTGAGACATTCGCATCAGCAGAGACTGTAACGGCTCCAACCGAACCCGTTGCAGCGATACCCGTGACAGTAACGTTTGCATCTGCGGAAATTGTAACTGAACCGACTGCGCCTGTTGCTCCAGGTACTGCAACGCCCTCACCCCAAGGGCTTTCGCCCCAGCCATGGGTTGAGCTATTCCATCCTTCAAATGCAACGGTGACATCGGCCACATGCTAATCCTATGCGATTCTAATAATTGCGGTACTTGCACCAGCCGCAGGAAACTGAACTGTAAAGTCTCCGCTTGTTGATGTCTTATCAGCACCAAAATCAAGAACAACTACGGCCCTATTCGCAGATCCAGCAGCAGTTGACGAGTTATAAATTAGTGCGCCCCTCGCCGTAATGGTGCTGCTTGACCATGTAGTGTCTGCAAAATCTGTAAGTGCGGTAGTCGAGGATGTAGTGGGAGTAACATTAGTTAAAGTGTTTCCCGCTGCTGTGTATCCAGTCCCAGAAACTTCATTGCTTGTGGTATAAGCAGTTGTTCCTGCACCTAAACTTGCGCTAGAAGTGTAAAGAGCAATCTTAAAAGTATTACCAGAGCCAGTTGTGGTTGTTGTTCCACCGCCAGATCCGCTAGTAAAGTTATGAATGCCTTGCAAGATCTCTTGCTTAAAAGACGTACACATTGCTTGATCAATAGCCATTATAAAGTCCTCAATATTTCAGCCATATCATCATGACCGTTTGTTTTAAATAAGTTGCCTAGCGTAGTTCTATCACTCTTAATTGACTGATCACATGCCGCAACAATAACCCAGTACATTCGCTCTTTAAAAGCTTCTGCTTGAGCCTTAATCACAGGATCAGCAGTGTCGCTAATACTAATTATTTTAGCGACTGCATTAGCCGCAATCTCTTCTGAGTTCATCCCTCGACCTTGTGTGGTCTGAACATTTACGGAGCCAGGTGATGCTGAAACTTCTACGCTAAACAATGTTATCCCCTTCCAATATCATATCTATATTCATCTCTAGAACCATAACCTGCACCAAGCTTTTGAAGTCCTTCTAAAGCCATTTGAAATCGCTGTTCATATTGTCCGACTTCTTGAGGATCTTTTAAGAATGTAGCTGCTTCGACTAAAGTTCCATAAAGCATCGCATCTGGTGCGTTAGTCGATAGCCATGTTGTTCCTGACTCGGCACCAGCGGTTAATGAAACCGGCCTATACTTGTAATGAAGTTCAAATTCGTAGCTTTGATCTGGAGTTGGCGCAACAATAAACGTTGTGTCATCAAACAAGGCATAGTACTTAGGAAGTCCGGTTGTAGTTGGATTAGGCGTGTAATCTCTTATAAATGAAACATGTTTAAACAAAAGATATGTGTACACATTTCCTGAAACCACAGCAAGACTATACGGTGCTAAGAAGTCAGTAGGAGCAGAAACATAAGTATTGTTTATTGAAGATGTTCCTGTAACGTTCTTTCGAAATACAGGAAGCTGTACATTTTTTAATATACGCTCTTCTGCCTCCTGGATAAAAACAGGAAGATCGCTTACAAACGTTGACTCTGAAGTCTCACAGTAATTTTGTACTGCGCTTTTCAAACTTGCATATGTAAAGCTCATGAGGCCACCACTGTTACAGTACCAACTTCTCCAGTTCCTTCAGACCCTTCAAACTCTGAGCCAATAGAATCGCCCGTAGGCGTTATCATTTGGTTAGGGTCTATCGTTCTCACAACACCAAAACCAGAAGTAAAGTCTGATTGAGGTCTTGGATTACGAAGAGCCTCTGCATCAGAAACATGAGGCAATGGCTCTAACTGGGCTTCTTTAGGCTCATAGCACTCACTACAAACCCTAAATCCTGTCCATTCTTTGCGAAGCTGTGAGTATTTATACCTAAACCCACATCTATCGCATATCGCAATGGCATACTTCCCAGAAGCATAAGCCATTACGCTCTCCTATAACTTCTTAAACTTGGCGCTACAAACAAAGACGCTCTGCTTTCATCTTGATCCGCTGCTCTAGCAAACTCCTCTTCGTAAAAAGACTTAAGCATTTCTACTCGATCTGGAGCTTTTTTAAGAGCTATATAATACGATAGCCCTGCAGCTAAGCATGGATAGAACCTAAAAGGCATATCCATTGTATTTGCACTAGCATCAGCATCTTCTATTCTAATCAGTCTATTTATTAAAAGCTGATCAGTATTGTTTTCAGAGGCTGGCCAGATATAAAGCTTAGGCGTTATTTGCTTATCTAAAAACCATTGAGTTGGTCTAGATTGCGTATCTTTGCTTGGAATATTCCAGTATGCAGATCTACTTACTTGCGCCATCTGTATATCTGTTGTTGTTCCACCTTCAGTTCTTCTAATAACAACATCTAATACGTCTATTGTTGATGTTGTAAGATCAATTGATTCCGCTCCCTGAGTCAGGGTTGTTGTGGTGTTTTCAATGGTCCATTGATTTAAGCCACGGTTTGCCCAATCAGCCA